CTTAAAATTGCAGGGGTCGGAGAATCTATTCATACAAAGAGTGGACATAAACGCAGATTTGATATCCCTAAAATGAAGGGATATTTTCAATTAGGATGCCTTTTATAAATGGCAGGATGATGACATTCACAACCCATCACCAACCCATCACCAACCCATCACCTCTGACTTTTTATTACCTTATTTTACTCTTATATTCTCACTCTATTTTCAGTCTCATATTATTATTATTATTATTATTATTATAGAGGTGATGGGTGGTGATGGGTTGATGGGTTGTTTTTCATTTTCATATGGAAAACTGAAAAAAAAGTTGTTTTTCGGAAAAAGTGTCATTTTTTCCCCAAAAAATGTTTTTTATTTGCATTATTCATAATGGACTTAAAAACGACCCATCACTCATCCCCCCATCACCCATCCCCCATCCACCCATCACCACCCCTAAACATTTTTTTTTTATTTGTATTTTTTAAATGGCACTGATAACAACGTTTATACCCTTTCTGTTTCTGGATTTCACAGTTTTTACAAGTTGGTTCTGGTTTCCTCTCAGGGATAACTGGGGGATTGCGAATCCACACTGCTCTTGCGTAGGCATACAATCTTCTATTTTCAGCTGAACCAGAATATTTTATATCATTAATATAATCAACATCTTTTATCACTTGATTGAAAACAATTTTGTGATATCGCCCCCCTTCATTATTGTAGAGTTTTTCGTGCCATTTATTGTATGCGTTGATAATCTCGGCTTCCTCTTCATTCCAGCTAAAATACTGCATACAACTGCTGCCAATTGGATACAAAGTTTTTTCATTGTGCCAGTTTTTAATAGAATAAATATATCTACATCTTTCTTGGCCACAAACACAAGACACGCCCTCTCCATACATGACCTCATAATAGTTCACATACCATTCTGCTGATGCCACTGCAAAATCCGCACTGACACTGGATTCCATTATTGCCGCTTTTAATTCTGGTCTCATTTTAGTCATATATGATATATTTCATAATGATTTCAATTTTTTGGCCTTAATTAAACAATGATTCTGGACTCATTATTTAAATAGCATTTAACAGAAAACGCTCAAAGATTAAACTGCCGTTTAAACGCAGCGATGTTGCCATCCATGGAGGTATAATCACCCCACAGAATGAAGCGACTCAATGCCCCAGCAGTGTAGGGATTAGTCCAGTCTTCATTGACACGATGCCGGGCAATGTAGGCGGCACGCTTCTTTTTGTCCTGGTGGTCTATATAAGTGGAGGCGCCTGCGGCGCCGAAGTGAACCTTGGTTCCATCCTTGAATGTAGCGAGGAAGCGTTTGCCCTTACGAGTTGATTTAGTAATGTTCATATAATATGAGAGGATATATTATATGAAGACCCCAGAGAAACAGCACGAAGCTTGGCAGCGCTGGTACGATACACACAAAGATGAATACAATGAATTGCGCTCACGACAAAGAGATGCTAAACGGGGATACGTGGTGAATGACTCAGTTCACAGACGGTGTGATGAACCACACCCAAACCCGAATGTGAAAATTGTTGTCAGAACTGTGATGACAGCAACCGAACGGCGTAGGCGCAAAATAACGCTGGAATTGGAGAAAGTAGAGAGGCGACGAGCACAATGGATTAAAGAGCACGAATCAATTTAAAGAGTGGGCATATATACCTATATAGAAACTATGCCACAAATACAAGTAGGAGGACATAGACAAAGAACAACAGCTGTTTTTGCCGAGATAGATGAAGAAGATTTTGATAGGGTATCAAAATACAAATGGTCATTAAATAATGAATCAAGCAGTCACACGACATACGCTAAAACTTCCTCAGGTTCAACAAGAGAAAAAGGAAGACATACTCATATGCATCGTTTTATTATGGGACTGGGTGATTACAAAGATGACAAACGAATAATTAATCATATAGACGGAAATGGTCTAAATAATTGTAAGAATAATTTGGAGATATGTGATACACTTTATAATAGTCAGAGTTTTAGAAAGCATCACGGAAATATGGGATATGTATCAATTGACCCATCAGGTAAGCGAATTAAGAAATGGAGAGCAATAATAGTCATTAACAAAGTAAAATATCAACAGCGGTTTGAAACAGAACAAGAAGGTAAAGATTTTATCGCTACTTGCGTATCAAATGTTTCGCATCAATCTTAGCCGCCTTCCCTCCCATGACGGCAGAGTAGGTCCTGCCATAAGCCCAAGCCTCAGGGGACCGTATTCCTTTCCTCACTGATTGTGGATTCGTTTTGTACGCCCCCACACCTTTCGAAAAAATCGTATCTAATCCCGACTTCTTATAACCGGTAATACGACTAATGTCTGCTAAACTGTGCGGTTGGCTAGGTTCAAATCCATATTTTTTATTAAACTTCTGTTTGTAAGTGAAAGCCATATATACTATTATGCGAAATAACAAACTGGGCCAGCAGGTTTTTCCTCAGGTCGATTCACTTTAAACATAGAGGCTTTATTTTGCTGAGTCTTGGTAGCTCGCGCCTCCTTCTTAGGTGGAGGGGCTTCCTCCTCGGATTCGCTGCTTTCCTCATAGATGATGGTCTTCTTCTTTGGCTTCTTCTTCTTTTTTTTGACAATGATGATTTCTTCTTCTGATTCGCTCTCCTCTGGCAAGGGGAGGGACTTGCTCGTCTTGGGTGCCTTAACTGGCTCCTCTACAACTTTGGGGGCCTTCACTTTCTTTGGCGGAGGGGCAACCTCCTCTACTTCCTCTGACTCCTCATCAGACTCGGGCGGCGGAGCCGCCTTCTTTGGAGGACCGTTCAACTTCTCCTTTACCATAGCGAGGACAGCCTTCTTGGTGGGGTCGAGTGTCTTATTGCCCTGTGATTTAGCACTGGCAGCCGCCCTCATTTTTTCAAAAGAGGCAATCTGAGCTGGGCTCCTCTCTTTTTTTGATTTAGGTTTGGTGAGTGGCTCGGTATCGTCGTGTGGTTCGTTATCATCCATGGTATATATCAGTGTGAGAAAATAAAAATGGCGTAATTAAACAACGCCCTAAATATCTCGGTATAGCTTATAATGCCACTCGATATTAGTGAAGTACCCAATGATAAGTTCAAAGATACCAAACCAGTGAAGGAGTCTATGGATAAATACATCCCCGATATTGTAGAGGGAATCTCTCGCAGAAATGGAATGATTTACTTGATGATAGGAAGTGGTGGGTCGGGCAAGACAAGCTTACTGTTGAATCAGTTTAGAAAGGGTGGTGCTTACCATCGCAAGTTTCACCACCTCTATTTGTTTACACCGGCAATCAGTTTCCAGAGTGTGGTCAAGCACCCGTTTGAGAAACACGATAAAGTGATTAATGAACTGACACGCGACAACTTGAACGAGTTGTATGATGAATTGAAATCCAGAAAGGAAGACAGAGAGGAAGACGATGATATGGAATACAATTGTGTTATTATCGACGATATGGCAAGCTCACTCAAAGAAAAAGATGTTCAGCGATTATTTAATACGATGTTGATAAAAGCGCGCCATCTTAATACGTGCTTTATATTCACACTGCAATCTTATCTGTATATGCCAAAGATGCTCAGGAAGCAAACAACGTTTGCGACGATATTCAAACCGAAGAACAGAGAGGAATGGGACTCGCTGAATAAAGAACTCATACAGATGCGCGACGAAGACGCACGCCAATTGTTTGAATATGTTTATGACAAAGAATATTCGCATCTAGACATAGATACCATAGAGGGAAAATTGTATCGCAATTTCAATGAACTCACGATAAAGAAGCCAGGAGATATTTAGAAACACAAAATCTCGCTATACTGTAAATGGAGCACATTAATAGTATTCAAATATACCTAAACTCGCGGTATGCCTCTGAAACAGTAAGCGATAACATAGCAAACAGTATTTACTATTTGCCTGTGATTGAGATTCCAGATGGCCATCACATCTACCTCTCACTCCAAAATGCCAGTATCCCGTACTCCTTCTATTCCATCAGCGATTTCGACAACACCTTCATCTTTGGTCTCATTGGGGACCCAGCAACTACATCCTACATACAACCAGGAAATTACACAATAACCCAACTTATAGATGCTATCAAAACAGCAATGGGCGCATCGTATACAATAACTTATAGTAGTATAACCAGCAAACTCTTGATTACTCATTCTACAAGCAATTTTATAATATATGCCTCTACAATTAATCACATCCTTGGATTTAGTAAAACAACGAATACTACATCGGCTGCCAACCTCCTCTATGGAAGAGACTGTGTAAATCTGAATCAAATCCGCGCCATCAATGTAGAGGTAAACTTTCCGACATATAATGTAAATATAGCGCAACCATACAATCAGAACATCCTGGCAACAATACCGGTGTATGTCGCGCCATTTAGCATAATCACTTATACCAACCCCAATAATTTTAGAACCAACCTCTACGTGAATAAATTAGACCAAATCCAAATACGATTACTAGATAATGAGTCGCGTCTTATTAATATGAATGGCATACAATACCAAATGACGTTCCAACTAGATTGTGTGAAGTTCACCGATGAATAAAATATAGGCATAACCTATAATGATTGGCTATAAACCCCCTTTAGGAAAACAGATGCTGGGCTTCAAAATGCCCCTTGGAAAAATGAAACTTGGTTCAAAGATTCCTCTATTGATGCGGCCTGTTGCCAGAGAAATGGCGGATGCCTTAGTTCGCAAAGTTTCTGGTGGTTTAGAAAGACGGGTTTTGAAACGATAAATTCTCGGCAAAACATTTAGACAATTCCAAATGTTTTTTATCTGTGGCAATATTATAACATGATTCCCGCAAACCTCAAATATCAGTCCAAGGTTGAGTCCGCACCCGCAAGAAGATTTCTTACGCAAATCCAACCGCAAGGCTCCACCTCCTTTGGTATGGGTGAGACAATCACCATCAATATTCCCACAAGAGCCAACACTGCTCTCATTCCCTCCGAGTCCTATTTGAAAGGCACTTTAAGTCTTTCGTGTTCGACTGCGAACGCCACTGCTGCTACTTTCGAGTCAGCGGGTGTTCATGGTTTCATCCAGAGAATTAGGGTTTTCCACGGGTCAAACTTATTAGAAGATATTGATAACTATGCCCAGTTGGCGAAAATCCTGTATGATTTTCAGGCTTCCGACGATGCGGTTAAGGGCCGCCTTGCTGTCACCAGTGCCACCAACCCTCAATATAATGTTACCTCCGGAACCATTGTCCGAGGTGTAAATCGTGGTGCCACCACGGGTGTTACAACCACCGCCACCACTGTCGCCTTTGCTATCAACTTGATTTCGCTCGTAGGTGCTTTGGCTGGTGAGAAATATTTGCCGTTGTGGCAGATGACCGCCGCTCCTCTCCGTGTCGAAATCGTTTTGAAATCAACAGTTGTAACATCTCTGATGTCTCTTGCTGGAACTGCTACTGCCCAGATTTTTGCGCTTAGTAGCGTAAATT